AATTTATTGTTAATCCACTATTATTTATTAATTCACTCAATTCATTATATGTAACATTAGTTACTACACTTCCAGTACTTCCTGTATTTGATGTACCATCAACTCCTGATGTACCATTTAATCCATTTACACCTGAAGTTCCAGATGCTCCAGAATTTCCGTTTCCAGTTGTTCCTGTCATTGCATAAACTTCATTAAAATTGTTATTAATTTTAATGAATGAATCTCTTAGATTATCACCAGTGCCGTCATTAGGATATGTGCCGATATTAATTGTTTGTTTGCTCATTAATATTTTTATTTCTATATATTAAAAAACTCAGTTAAAATTAATTAACTGAGTTGTTTATTTTTATTCATTAGCATCTACAATTATCATCTTGTCATATATTAACTTCTTATTACCTGATGAATCTATGTATAATTCTTTATTGTATTGATTGTAAACATGAGTAGATGATGAAAAATCCAATCCACCACTAGTACTAAATGAATCAAAAATATTATTCATTCTAAAATAACTTCCAATCGTATTATAATAAAACAAACTTCCAATACTATTATTTTGAAAATTAATTCCAATACTATTAGAATTAAAATTACTACCGATACTATTATTTATAAAATTACTACCAATACTATTATAATAAAAATAACTTCCAATAGAATTGTAATTGAAATAACTTCCAATATTATTATCATAAAAACCACTTTCAATAGAATTATTCTCACATGAAATTCCTATTGTGTTATTTCTAAAATAACTTACAACATTATTATTATCAAAATTCCTTCCAATGTTATTAGAAGAAAAACTACTTACTATTATATTATTACTAAAACTACTTCCAATTGTATTATTACCAAATTCACTTCCAATAATATTATATTGACACCCTTTTCCTATGCTATTTTGATAATATCCACTTCCAATTGTATTATTCATAAAATCCATTCCAATTGTATTATTATTAAATTCACTTCCAATAATATTATTTCGAAAATTGCTTCCAATATTATTACCATCAAATCCACTTCCAATTGTATTACAATTGAAATCACCACCAAAAATCACACTATTTGAGTATCTAATTAAGTCCCCATATTGTGAATTAGATGAGCCTATTTTATTTGAATATGATGATAAATAATTAGTCCAATCACTCCACATATTATAATCAGTATATCCTGTTGAACACATAATTTCTACATTATTACCAATATAACAAGAATCTGGATAAATACTTATATATGATAAATTACTCCATTCAAATATCTTCCAAAAATTATCACTATCTTGAATTGGATCAATATTAGTTACATTATCAGATAAACATATATAAATATCTGAATTTCCACATAATACTACATCATTCCTATTATAAGTAGTACTTGAAATCCAAATGTTAGTGACATCAATCTGCCATCTTCTAAATTTTACATTCCTGAAATCAAAAGATATATCATTATCATGTAAAGTATCAACTCTTCTGTAAATATATCCTTTTGTGCATCCAGGTGTAATAATTTGATCACTCTTATGATTATAATAAATTACGTCCTGAGAATATAAAGTAGAATATGCTTCTGGTTTTAATGTATCAACACTACTTGATGTTACTAATAAAGGTTCAATTTGTGAAGTAAACAAATAATCAGTTGAGTAATCATATACATAAGTATTATCCCAATAATTAGGATATTCATTCGTTGATACAAATGGAACACCATCACTTAAATATCCAACATTACTAAAATCGTCAGATTCATCATCAGGATTATTGCTTTTGAATAAATGATATATAATATATTCTTTACCTATTTGTAAATTGTTCCAATATTCTGTATTAGGTATAATATGTACTGTCTGATAGTCAGTAATTAAATAAGATGAATTTGTTGTTAATCCACTATTATTTATTAATTCACTCAATTCATTATATGTAACATTAGTTACTACACTTCCAGTACTTCCTGTATTTGATGTACCATCAACTCCTGATGTACCATTTAATCCATTTGTTCCATTAAATCCTGATGTTCCAGATGTTCCAGAATTTCCGTTTTCTGTTGTTCCTGTCATTGCATAAACTTCATTAAAATTGTTATTAATTTTAATGAATGAATCTCTTAGATTATCTCCAGTTCCATCATTTGGATAAGTACCGATATTAATTGTTTGTTTGCTCATTAATATTTTTATTTCTATATATTAAAAAACTCAGTTAAAATTAATTAACTGAGTTAGTTTATTATGCATTTGCATCTACAATTATCATCTTGTCATATATTAACTTCTTATTACCTGATGAATCTATGTATAATTCTTTATTATATGAATTATAAACATGAGTGGATAATGAGAAATCTACTCCAGTATAATCAAAATTAAAATTATCAAAAACATTATTCATAATAAACCCACTTCCAACTGTATTATATTTAAAATCACTTTCAATAGTATTCTGATTGAAATTATCACCAATATTATTCTGATAAAAATTATATCCAGTTGTATTTTTAGAGAAATTATTACCTATTGTACAATTAGAAAAATAAATTTTTAATATATTATTATTAAAGTTATCTCCTATTGAATTATTATTAAACACTCCATTAATAATATTACTATTAAAGTTATCACCAATAGAATTATTATATTGAAAATAATTTTTTATATCATTACTAGCAAAAGAATTTCCTATTTTATTACTTTGGAATCCATTTCCTATTAAATTATCCCGAAAATCACCCAAAATAATATTATAATTAAATGAACTTCCTATTATGTTATTTTGAAAACTATCTCCTGTTTTATTATTATAAAAATTAATTCCTGTATTATTATATTGAAAATATTTTCCTATATTATTATCATGACAATTATCACCCATTACATTATTGTTAAAACTATTTCTAATTATATTATTAGTAAAATAATTTCCGTTAATCTCATTTGAATTAAATCCATCTAAAATAATATTACCATAAAAATCATCACCAGATGAATTATTATGAAATCCATTAGAAATTGAATTTCTGCCAAAATCACCATACGTATTATTATTTGTAAAATCAGACCCTATTGAATTATTATAAAAAACATCTATTATTATATTATTTCTAAAATTATTCTTTATTGAATTATTACTAAACTCTGCATAAATATCATTATTACTAGATGAACCATAAAAAATAGAATTACTATAAGATATATTATTACGATTAGCCATTGAATTAATCTTATTCGAATAAGAAGATATATAACCATTATAACCCCAATTGATCCACATGTTATAATCAGTATATCCAGTTGAACAATTTATTGAAAAATTAGAAAGACTCCAGCTATTATTAACTGGACTTACATAACTTAAATTGGTCCATTCAAATAACTTCCATGAATTTTCATTATCACTTGATGGATCAATTCCAGTTACATTATCATTTAAACAAATATAAATATTATTAGAGTTAGGATATAAAACTACACTATTCTTATTGTATGATGTTGAATTTTCCCATGTATTTGATGTGACGTCAATTTGCCACCTACGAAACTTAACATTTCGGAAATCAAATGGAATATCATTATTCTGAAATGTATCTATCCTTCTATAAATATATCCCATTGTGCTACCATCTATCACTTTTGTCATTGCCATACTATCTACGATTTTTGGATCATTACTCACTTCATAGTAAATTATATCTTGAGGAAATAAACTTGAATATGACTCAGGCTTTAATGTATTTAATCCACTTGCAGTTACTAATAAAGGTTCTATGATACCAGTATTAATATCACTTGTATTAGGTATGGCATGAACTGTCTGATAATCAGTAATCAAATACTGACTACCAATTGTTAATCCGCTATCATTAATCAATTCACTTAATTCATTGTATGTAACATCAGTTACGGAAGAACCTCCTCCTGTTGGTAAATTGTCAATATCACTAGCATATATCTTTCTATCTAATGTTGGTCTAATATGAGTTAAGTCATCAGTTGTCGTTATGTCATATACATTATTTTCATCATCATTATATGAACATACTGCACCAAATGTTCCAGAAAAATCTGAACCAATAGGATCACCATTTTGATAATGTCTAACTGCTAAATTCTGTTGCAACCACACTTGGCTACCAATTGTTACAGAGTGATAAGTGTCTCCATCAATAATTACATCGCCTTCATTATTAGAATCATTTTTAATAAGCTTAATATATGATCCAAATTTTAAAGAATCAACCCCTCCAGAATTTCCAACATAAAATGTATTATTAACATAATAATAAACGTATTTAATGTAAGAGCCATCCCACTCCGTAGTCATAATTCTTTCTAAACTATTAATACCGGCAAATTCAAATGGGTAATTATATTGACCACCATATATACCTCCAGATAATAATATCGGGAATCCATTGGCTTCATTTAATGTTTGGCATTCTGCTACTGTAGCTATATGCCATCCTATAGGAGCAATACCTCTTGAATCAGTTGCTGCATACCAATTGTAAAGCCTGCCGTATTTAATAGTTTTTCCTGTAATTGAAGGTATTAATTCCCAAAATGATTCACCAGTACCTCCGCTCAATTTTCCATCTACCCACTCTTCACTTGCTAATTGTATATTTAACATAAGTTATTTTTATTTCTATATATAAAAATATATAAAAAAATAACATTTGTGAACACAAATGTTATTATATACCTTACTAATTTTTATATTTTAAATATTAAATTTGCTCATATCACCAACCTCAGGCTGATTCTCACTCATCCATTTTTTATAACCATCTAAATCATCATAAGGCAAATTATTACCATCACAATCTAAATATAATAATGATGAAGGTAATATAGGTAATGTTTTTAAATTGTTGTTAGAACATTTTAAATCCTTTAAGCCCTCAGATAAATAAGGTAAGGATGATAACTCATTGTTCTTGCAATCTAATATTTTTAATCCATCAGGTAAAGTAGGCAATGAAGTTAAAAAATTATCAAAACAATGTAACTCTATTAATCCATCAGGTAAAGTAGGTAATGAAATCAATTTATTGTCCCTACAATATATCTCCCTTATATTCTTAGGTAAATTAGGTAATGAATATATTTCATTATTAGAACAATCTAAATATATTAATCTATCAGGTAAAGTAGGTAATGATGTTAAATGATTTTTTGAACAACATAACTCTAATAATCTGTCAGGTAACTCTGGTAATGAATCTAATAAATTACCCCTACAATCTAAATCTTCTAATGTACTTGGTAACTTAGGTAACTCTGTTAATATGTTATATTTACATGATAAATTTGTTAATCCTTCTTGTAAATCTGGTAACTTACCTAATTTTTTTATATCACAAATTAACGTTTGTTCAATACCCTCAAACTTCTTTATATATTTCATGATTTTAGTTTTTTTATTAAGATGAAACATGAATCCTTATCAGTATCATCTTTATTCATTTTATCAGAATCTTGAAACACTTTGAACCCACAACCTAAATATAATTTTACAGCACCTTCATTATTTTTAAATACAAGTAATGTGATAATATCAATACCAAGATCATCTTTAATATAATCAAACATCTGATTTAGTAAGTATTTAGCATACCCTTTTCTCTTAAATCTATTAACAGTCCTTAAATTAAATATTGTAATATACTCGTCCTTAAACCATTTATCTGGTTTTTCTATCCTATATTCAGTCTCAGATACTAATATATCATCTAAAAATAACTGAAATTTATTATTAGTCTTGTCAATTATAAAGGTTTTTTCTTCTTTCTTCTCATAACTTTTTATATACTTCATGATTATATGTTAAATTTATTTACATCAATAAA